GGATTTTCTCCTGATGTATTTGTGAATGGATTGCCTGTTCATCGAGTTGGTGATGTTTGTATCATTCACCCGATACCAGGAACTATTCCTCCAGTACCCCACATTCCACCCGATGTAATCATTGAGGGACATGCTACGGTATGGGCAAATGGAAGACCTATTTCCAAGTTCTTGAGTTCTACTCAACATGGTTCACAAGTTATGATTGGAAGTAGAACTGTATTTGTCAATAGCGGTGGTCTTGTAAATTATCTTGTCAGCGGTGGAACTGGATCAAATCCAGGAGTTACACCTCCGCCACCATCCACATAAATGTGCTATAATATTAGAGCAGTTGATTAAACACTATGGCAGCAAAATCAAAAGTAGGTCTGGTAAAAACTGGTTATACAGAAGGAGCACCAAAGAAGACCCGCCAAGGTCGCTCACAAAACACTCATTTAGGTGCTAGTTCACGTAATGGTCGCAAGAAGCGTTATCGTGGTCAAGGTAAAGGATAAATAATTCTAGAGATAGCAACCTCTCTAAAAGTTCTGGAAACAGTTCTTTAGAGAGGTTTTTTTATGGGACTACACCCAGTTGACAAAAGTAAAGATTTTATTGACGAAGGTATGACCTTAATCACCGAGACAGATAGCGAAAAGCATCTGAAGGCATACAAGAAGATGAAAGCAAAAGAAGAGTTATATCCAATTCCAGAGGATCGTTACGAACGTCCTTGTGGTGGTCCTGGTGGATTTGATGATTTTGTAGAGCGTTGGCACGAGTGAATAAATAATAGCAGCCTTGCTGTGTCTAAATGCCCGAATTTCAGACGTTCAAAGATTTGAGCGTTACTTTTAAGAAGCATCCAGTCACCGATGATCTTGTCACGGTGAAGGATAAGGCTGCGATCACACAATCAATCGTAAATTTACTTCTTACTAGTAAGGGTGAGCGATTATTTCAACCAAATTTAGGTTCTGGAATATATCGTAGCTTGTTTGAACCTTTAGATTATGGTACTGCTGGTCTTATTAGATCAGAAGTTGCTGATGTTTTGGAACGTTATGAACCAAGAATCGTTGTCAGAAAGATTATTTGTATACCCGATTTTGACAACAATGGATATTCTATTGAGGTTACCTATGAAATTCGTGGAAGAGAAGACACACCAGTATCAGTAGAATTCTTCCTAGAGCGCACACGATAATGCCATACACTCAACTTGCCAATCTAGATTTTGCGGATATAAAGTCTGCTCTTAAAGAATATCTCAGAGCACAGTCAGATTTTACCGACTATGATTTTGAGGGTTCGGCATTATCAAATCTTCTGGATGTACTCGCGTATAATACCTATTATACGGCGTTTAACACCAACATGGTAGTCAATGAACTATTCATTGATTCTGCCACCTTACGAGACAATGTAGTAGCGATTGCGAAGCAATTAGGATATAGACCTAAAAGCGCAACCTCACCAACTGCCTACATCTCATTTACTGTAACATATACCAATCCCACAACAGATACTCAATTAATTCTAAAGAAGGGAACTGGATTTGTTGCTTCTTATGATAATACTTTATATCAGTATGTTGTACTTGACGATGTGAAAGCTCAAGTATCAAACAATACAGCAGTATTTACAAATGTTCCCATAAGAGAAGGAACAGAACTTACGGCAACATTTACTGTAAATACCTCATTAAAATCACAAAGATTTGTATTAGATAACCCAAACATTGATACCAATACTATTAAAGTAAAGGTATTCCCATCTGGAGGTTCATTCTCCGAACCATATCTAGTTTCTGACAATATTTTAGGAGTTGATAGCACATCAAAAATTTTCTTCCTAAATGAGATTGAAGATGAAAGATATGAATTAATTTTTGGAGATGGAGTACTAGGAAAAAAATTAGAAAATAACACAGTAGTTGAAGTTTCTTACTTAATCACTTCTGGTCCAGCATCAAATGGAGTAAGAACTTTTGTATTTTCTGGAGTTTTAGAAAATCAAGACGAAGCAACTCCTGGGGCATTTAGTATTACTATAAATTCCACAATTGCTTCTTCTGGCGGTGAAGAAATTGAATCCACGAAGAAGATAAAGTTTAATGCTCCTAAGTCATATGGTACACAAGATAGAGCAGTAACCTCACAGGACTATGCTGCTATTGTTCGTAACATTTATCCATCAACAAGTGATGTAATTATCTTTGGTGGAGAGGATCAAGAACCACCACAGTATGGTAAAGTTTTTATTGTCTTAAAGCCAAATGATGCGGCATACTTAACGTCTCTAACAAAAAATGAAATTGTATCTCAACTAAAAAAATATGTTGTTGCTTCGGTTGAACCAGTTATTGTAGATCCATCAATTTTATATGTTGAGCTGACAAGTAAAATTTACTACAACGGATCCATTACCGCAGATACCCCATCGCAAATAAGAGATAAAGTAGTAACAAATTTACAAAACTATATTGAAGATTCTGATATAGAAAAATTTAATGGGAAGTTTAGATATAGTAAAATTATTGGAGTGATTGATGATTCTGATAGATCAATCAATTCAAACATTACTTCTGTCACAATGAGGAAGGATTTCTATCCACAATTAAATTCTACATTTTATTATGAGATTTGTTATCAAAATGCTTTTGACAAAGATTGTGAGGGTCCAACCCTTTCTACAACTGGATTTAGGGTCACAGAATATCCAAATTTTGATGTATATCTTGAAGATAGGGATGGCAAAATTGTCCTATATAGACTAGACGCTCTAACTGGTGAAAAAGTTCTTCTGGACAAGGAAGTTGGTGATATTGATTATTCTAAAGGTGAATTAAAAATTTACAATCTAACTATTATTAAAGGTAGTTTCTTTGATAATAGAATTTCAGTCAGAGTAAAACCACTGTCTAATGATGTCCAGGCATTCCGTGAGGTCTACCTTGATATTGATATCCCAAATTCATCCTTTAGTGCGTACAAAGAGTAAATAGATGGCAGTCAAGACCAAAAGAATTTCTACTCTTATTGAGTCACAACTTCCCGAGTTCATTTCTAATGAATATGAACTTTTCAGTAAGTTTGTATCAAAATACTATGAGTCTCAAGAAGTTCAGGGTGGACCTCTTGATATAATCAGCAATATACAAAAATATCTTGACATTGATTATTATGAGCAATATTTGCTCAAGCAGAATACAATTCTAACGTCAAGTATTGATAGCGATGATAGTACCATTACACTTCAGGATGCGTCTGGTTTTCCTGATAAGAATGGTTATGTTAGAATTGGAAATGAAATTATTTTCTACGAAGAGAAAAACAATAACACTCTAGTAAATTGTTTCAGAGGAGTTAGTGGAAATATATCTCTTGGGGACTTATACGAAAAATCTAATTTTATTGGAACTGAAGCAGAAAGTCATTCCTCTGGAGATTTAGTTCTAAACATTAGTAACTTATTTCTATACGCAATTATTAGAAATTTTGAATCTCAATATCTTGGTTCATTCCCAGAAAAGTATCTGCGTGGAGAAGTAGATAAGAGAACTTTAATTAAGAACATTCAAAAATTTTATAAAGCAAAGGGAACCGATAGCTCTATAAAATTCATTTTCAATACCATTGTTACACAAGATTCTGATAACAAACCATCTGTATATAAACCAAGAGATTTCACTTATAAATCATCCGAATCTGACTGGACAACTGTTTATGCTTTAAAGGTAAAAGTAATCTCTGGCAATCCAAAGAATCTCATTGGAAAACTAATAGTACAAGAAGAATCACCAGAATATGGTTATGCTTCTGCTATTGTTGACAATGTTTTTTCTGATGGAACTTTGGATGGAGAGGTTATCTGGAATATTGTCTTAGCTCCAGAGACAGTGAATGGATTTTTTGCCATATCAACTAAAACTAGACTAGAGAAAGCACTATTATCAACAAGTGGTCAAGGAAAGCGTGTTGATGTATTTTCTACTATTGGATGGGAAAAAACTGGAGAAATTTTAATAAATGAAGAAGTTATATCATTTAGTGACAAAAATGTAACTCAGTTTACGATTAAAGCAAGAGGATCAGCACCATCAACACATCCACAAGGAACGAACGTTTATAAACCAGTAAAGGTAAGTGGATCTGGTGTTTCTTTACTTACTCTTGGCGTAGTATATAATCTATCCCCCAGTGATTCTCATCCACATTCTTTTCCTGGAGATGAAATACAAATATCAACACCAGGATTTGAAACATCAGATCCAAAAATAGTATTATCTGGATCAAATCAACCAAGATGGATACTAAATCAGGGATCTTCAGTTGATATTCCAACACTACCAGCAGTAGAAGCTTCCTTAGATGAGGTATCTACAGATGTCTCTGCTATTTTTTCTGACGATCAATACTATTACATCACTGGTTCAAGTTATCCATCTTACAAGATATTGGATGGATCTAATGTAACTCAAGAACTACAAGATCAAAAATTACTTCGTATAATCAGAAAAGAATCAATAAGAACTACAGAAGTATATCAAACACCAAAAAGAGATATTGGTATTCTTCTGAATGGAGTTCCAATCTATGGATTTAGAGACGAAGAAAGTGTTCGTTTTGGATTACTAGAGAAAATTCAAGTTAATACCCAAGGAACTGGATATGTTAATCCACCGTTTGTTCTTTTGGATGGAGTTCCAAACCAAGCAAGAGCTGTTCTTTCTGGACAAGTAGTTGAAAAAATTATTGTAGATACAAAAACTATTTTTCCAAGAACTCCAGAAGTAACAATTACATCTGGTAGGGGAGCTGTTGTTCGTGCTGTTGTAACAAAAGGAAAAGTTACCAGTTTAATTCTAGATAATCCTGGAGAATTTTATTCTTCGGCACCTATTGTAAGAATTAGAGATAATGCTGGTAGAGGAAGATTTGCTGATTATCTAGCAGTAGTTAATACAGATGGAAAAATAACTGGGTTTGAGAAAAAAGATGAAGGTAATTTTTATAATCAAGAAACAGTAATAGTAGACATCATTCCAGTAGGTCAAGGAGCATCTGGAATTCCATATTTAAAAGAATGGAATAAAAATAGATTTGTAAAATATTCAAATCTACTTGATACAGAATATGGTTACGTATTTCAAAATTATAATAATGTTTTAGAGTATGGATACGCCCATTTAGGAAATCCCAAGGCACTTAGAGTTCTTTTAAATGACAACTTAAACAATGCTGGGTCAGAACCATCAACAAAAACTCATTCACCAATAATTGGATTTGCTTATGATGGCAATCCAATTTATGGACCATTTGGTTATCAAAATCCATTAGATTCACAATCTTCAATTGTTAGAATGACTTCCAGTTATTCTTTAAACAATAACCGACCAAATGGACCATCAACAACACAGTATCCACTTGGAACTTTTGTAAATGAGTATAGG